TGTTACTTCGATATCTTTTTTATCAAATCCAGCAACAGCAATTTCAACTTGATAAGAATCCTCATCTAGTTTAATTACATTGTATGGTGGATAAGATTGGTTTTCTGAATATACATGGTTTAATCTATTTAGTGTGTGATTAAAACCAATAAAAAAAGGGTCATTAAAAATGGCCCATGGATCTTTCATCATATTTTCTCCTTTTAAGCAAGTTATATAGGTACCCCCTAATGGCAGGTACCTATATATTATATCAGATTTTTTATTTTTTTAAAATATTTTTTTCTTTTTATCTTCAGACATTTTTTGCTCGTTAGCAGTTGCTGCATAAAGAGCTCTTTGGTGAGCTAGTGCTCTTGACTTGCTTGGGTGGCAACCTTTTAGTTCACCCTTATCATTTACTACTGCAAAACCTTTGCATCCTGCAGCACCTTGTCTAATATCGTATGGCATATTGCCTCCTATCTTTATATTATATCATTTTTGATTTATCTGTAATATACCTTAATATATCTTGATAGATTTCATCTGAGGTTTCTTTTGGACCACCATTTCTAAATATAAATGGTTCAAGGTCTATGTATTTATTAAAATTTATTGAGTTTAATGATTCTGGGAACTCGTTTTCTTTTGCCCCAGATACTATTGAATTTAAATAAATAGACACTCCTGCATCATTAGCTTTTGTAAATATCTCATCCCTATGTAAATAAATTAATTCCTTATTGCATGTTATTACATCTTGTCCATGCCTAATTGCTTTTAATACTATTCGTCTTGCTGCCTCTACATCGCTGATTGCCTCTACAATTAAATCTGGCTTTTTATCATCTAAAAATATCTGCCTGGTTTTAGTAATTATTGATACTAAATTTATATTTGAATTGTCATAAATTTTATCAATTAATAGTGAGCCTACTTTGCCATTGCCAAATAAAGCAACATTAATCATTTTTTGACAAATCCAAAACTTGGCAATACGTACCTTGTTGGTCCGTCTAGCACTTCCTTTACTCCATGCATATAATCTTCTGTTCCAGGAAATATAATCATACTTCTAGCTGATGGTTTTATTTCGAAGCCATGGTCTGGAAAAAATAATTCTCCTCCATTGTAATTATCATTAATATAAATAATTACAGCTTTTTGTAGCTCTGGATTTGTACCCTGATCAAAATGTACCTTTAAGAATGTGCCTGGCATTTGTCTCTGAATAGCATACATTGGATTAATTTCGTATTCATTATGAAAAAATAAATTAACCCTATCAGTTAGACCCTTCCAAAACTCTTCATTTTTTATATTTAATATCTTGTCGTCCCAAAAAGTATTTCTTGATTCTAGTGCATTAATAAGATCTTCTTCGTTATTATATTTTTTATTTTTAATATGATTAACGTAAGTCTGATTCCAGTCATCTTCATTAGATTGATGAATTAAAGAAAGTATATACTCTTGCTCCTCAATAGAAATAAAATTTTCTATTACAAATATATTGCTATATACCTCTTTCATTATATTCCTCTTACTATTTTTGTATTATATGTATTTTCCCAATTCATTATATCATTTTCATCATTTAACAAAGGCTGACCTTTAATATTTAAACTTGTATTTAATAATACAGGAACTCCAGTTTGCCAATACCATTTTCTTAAAACCATATGAAGTTCAGGATGCTGTGTTGCATTAATTGTTTGAACTCTAGATGTACCATCTGCATGAACTACCGCTGGGATTAGATCTGGTTTTTTACACATAACAGCATATTGCATATATGGAGACGAGAAATTCATATCAAACCATTTATTAGCAAATTCTTCTAATACTATTGGTGCAAATGGTCTAAACTGTTCTCTTTGTTTAATTAAATTTACTTTATCTTTAATATCTGGATCCCTTGGGTCTGCCAATATGCTTCTATTACCTAAAGCTCTTGGGCCATATTCCGCTCTACCATTAGCCACTGCAACAATTTTATTTTCTTTAAGTTGATTAATAATTTCATTTACTGGGTAATCACCTTTAATATTATAACCAAGATATGATGTTTTCCAATTTAAATGCTTTCCATACAATGCTGCTGCTGCTCCTAATGAACTACCAGCATCTCCAGGATTTGGCATTATCCAAATGTCTTTAAATATATTCCACAATTGAGTATTAGCAGAACAGTTTAAGGCACAACCACCCATAAAAACTAAATTTTCTTTATTAGTAATTTTTTTTGCCATCAACATAAATTCAATTAGTCTAGATTGATAAACTCTTTGAGCTGCTGCTGCAATATCAAACTTATCTTGCTCTGTTATCAAGCCCCAATCAGTAATACCTTTATGAAAATTATATTTTTGTTTTGTTATGCTAGGAAAATATTCATTAACTTTTTTTAAATATTTTTCAGAATCGCCATATGCTGCCATTCCCATCATTATATATTCTTCTTGATTTGGCATTAAGCCAATAAGCTGAGTAAATGCTGAGTAGAACAGGCCAAAGGAGATAGGATAATTCTGTTTATATTTTAATTTAATAGCGTCCCCTTCTCCAATCCAAACAGTGCCAGTATTATATTCACCAATTGAATCAAGAACTACTATAACAGCATCTTTAAATTTACTTGTATAATATCCAGCACATGCATGAGAATAATGATGTTTAAAATAGGTAGTTGGAATAGATTTATTGAACATATTCTTTATTTTATATTTTGGTAGCCAATCTCCCTGTCCACCTTTTAATAGTAATCTTGAAGCTTTTAATAATGGATTTTCATAATATGCTATTTTATCTGGGAAGCCATATGATATTGCGTCGTGTATTAACTGATCGTTTATATACCAGTCATTTTTTTGCTTACTATATCTTTCTGCATGACCTGCAAATAATATATCTCCATCTTTAATTAAAGATACAGATGCGTCATGAGATGTTTCATTAATTCCCAGTATTATCATTTATTACTTTCATAAAATTTTCAGCAACATGTAGATTTGCATGTATACCCATATGAGCATTATCATATGCTACATTAAAATAAGGATTATTATTATATTCTTTATGACAATCTTGGTCCTCTAACCGCATTAAATAAACTTTTGAAAAATTTTCAAAAATTTTAAATAAAAAATCTGATTCTGTATATATGTCTGCCCATGTTGACCATACAAAATTAATATTATTTGATTTGCAATATTGTTCAAGAATTTTTATATATGTTAAATTAAAATATAATGAGTTTGGATAGCTTAAAATATTTTCAGGATGAGTGGGTAGCTTTACATACTTATTTCTTTTTAATAAATCAGTACCTTTTTTTCTATGTTTTTCTGGTACAAATTCATCAAATGGGTTATAGCTTATAGAAAATAGTTGATTTATTTTTCCATCAACATTATATATAATATCATCGAGGTACACCCTTGTTCTATTAAAATCAGGGAATAGACAGGCCAAATATTTTGGGTTTCCATATTTATTAAAATATTTAAATAAAGAAAATACTATATTAAAAACAGAATCTCCAGGTGTAGCTAAATTATTATATGTCCAATTATTTTTTGTTGCAATATTTTTACCCCAAATAAACTCTTCTTCTAAGCCTATTCCAAATGTTTGAGAACATCCAGTAAAAACAAAATCTACATTTGCTAATTCTGGCGATCTGTAATTGTCTTTATTTAATACTACAGGAATATTTCCAAATTCTCTTTCTATAAAATCTGGATGCATGATCATTTGATAACCATTAATTGATTCAAATTCATGAATTAAATTAGCTGTATACTGCTCTACGTCAAAGTTATTCATGATTTATCATTTCATTAATAAATTGTTCTGCGATATGTGTATGTCTGTGAATGCCCATATGCCTCCCATCAATTCCAAATTCAAAAATATCTGAGTATTTATTTTTTAAATCTAAATGACAATCTTTATATAAATCTGTTTTTATTTTATTTGAAGCATAATCATACCATAAATTTGAATTTAAGTCTAAAAAATTTTCATATGTTTTATTATTTAAATTAGCCTCTTTAATTAAATTTTCTGTTTCATGAGACCATGAACCATAAATAAATTTTATTTTAGAAGATCGACAATACTGCTCTAGCATAAGAATGCTTTGCATATTAAGCCAAATTGGAACCATATCTGAAATTACATCTTCTTTGTAATGTGGTTTTTTAGAATAGGCATTTCTATTACTTTTTTGATAGGATGTTTCAATTATTAGTTCTGGTGCGGATGTTCTTTGAGCTATTAACATTTGATTATCTCTTGGTAGGGTTAATCTATAAGGGTCTGGAAATAAACACAGTAATGTCTTGGGATTGCCATATTCTCTAAAATGAGCAAACAATTTTTGAACTATTCTATATATACTTTCACCAGGTAGGCCAAGATTTATAGATGATAGATTAAAATGATTAGCTACTTGAAATCCCCAAATTTTTGTGCAATCCCCATTTTTAGCCATCGGAAAAGATATATGCTCTCCATTAGTTTGAGAACAGCCAGTAAATATTAAATCTTGATTTTTTTTAAATTCTTGAAAGTCTGGGCTGTATCCTTGTTGTGTTGATGGAGCGTACTTAAACTTATCAAATGTATCATTAAATAATAATTCATTAAAGTTTATCAATATATAAAGTCTCTCTTTTTTTTATCTTTTTTAAATATAGATTTATATATTTTTTCTAAATAATAAAATACCTTAATCATCATCTAACGGAACAATTCCTTTTTCTTCTATAATTCTTCTTGCCTCATCAGACAAACTAATATTTGCCTCTAAATTTTCATTATATTCTACTGTGATTAAATCTTTTTCAAATAAATCAATTAACATTTCATCAACATACTTGGCATGAGCTTCCCATATTTCTGGGATTAATTCCTTTGCTTTTTCTGTAACTTGAAATATTATTTCCCCATCTTCATCTAAACCTACTGGGTCTATTGCACCTATTTCAATATAGTATGCTAATCTTTCATCATAATCATCCATTATTGCTCCTTGTGCAACAGGTAGGACTTGAACCTACGATTACCGAATTATGAGTTCGGGGCTTTAACCAACTAAGCTACTGTTGCTTAGCATATATCATTAATATAATAATATATTATATGAAATTAGTCAATGCCAAAACTGTTTTCTTTTATATATTTATTTAAATCTTCAGGCGTACCCAATCCCCACATTTCATAAACTTTTTTTGTTTTAATAATTTTTTCATCTAAAATAGCCTCATTATAAACTGGACATATATAGAATTCATTATTTGTTTTATTACCATTTAATATCATTTTTTCAGCATACTTGACAAAATCCTGACCAGTCTTCCAATAATATATTCCACAGGTTGCTTCGTTACTAATTATATTTTTTTCTGCTACCGCCGTAACTATTCCGTGCATATTCTTTTTAACGTATGACCATCTTTTATCATTTGCATTAAATGTTAATATAAATCCATCTATCCCAGATTCAATAAAATTTTTAATTGTTTCTCTATTATTCCAAATTATATATTGATCACAGTTAGCTATAATTAATGGGTTTTTATTATTAATGTACTCTTTAGCAATAAGTGCTGATAAGGCTGCTCCGCTTAACTTTTCTTTTTGTAATACTATAGTAAAATTTTTACATATATTTTTTATATGTTCACTTACATTATATTCATTTTCATCTTTTTCAGTTATAACAAATATATAGTTTGCTTCTATTTCAATATTTTTTACAACAGTTTCTATCATTGTTTTCCCATGTATATCAATTAAATATTTTGGCATATTGTATCCAAATTTTTTAAATCTGGAGCCTTCGCCAGCCATTGGTATTAAAATATTAGGTAGTAAATATTTTTTATTTATTTCATTTTGAATAAGATCTATAGTCACATCCTCAGTACCATTTATTGAAACTAATCTAGCCCCAGATAATGAAGCTGCTGTTTTACCTATATAGCTATCCTCAAAAATAGTTGTATTATTTATATCACAATTAAAATATTTAATACATTTATCATACATTTCTGGGTCTGGTTTTGGACTTGTTACATCTTCATTGCTAATATAAAAATCAACCATATCAATAATTCCTAAAGACTTTAAACATGTTTCTAGGGTTTGCCTAATGCTATTGCTTGCTACCCCAATCAATATTCCGTATGATTTTATTAATTTAAAAATTTCTATTAAATTATTATTTGTCTGTAGATTATTAAAAAATGCAATAGATTTATCTTGTTTGGACTTCCATATATGATCATAGTAGTGTGTGGGCAACCCAACATTCTCGGTCAGAATATTTAATTTCTGATTAGTAGACAGTCCCTCATAAAGATTTTTTTGATCTTCTGGGCTAATTATATATTTTTCATCTATTTCTTTTAATGCTTCATTTAATGCTAAAAAATGTATTTCCTTGCTGTCTACTAAAACTCCATCTAAATCAAAAATAAAACATCTTTTTTCTATCATATTATATTATCCTCTGACTCGTAGTGTTTATACAAGTTTTCAAAATATGATTCACCTGGAATAATATTTTTTTCTAAATATTTAATTTGAGCATCCATTTGATTAATAACAAATTCAGAATTAGATCCACTAATTATTAAAGTATTGTATACCAATTTATTGCTTGTTAAATTTTTATATGGAACTGGGTAGGTGTACGGATCATCTAACTCTGAAAAATGTAGTTCAATAACTCTTGTATATTTGTTAGCAAATATAATATTAACAAATCCACTTCCATGTCTTGAAACTATATACTTAGACTGTTTAACTATTTTTATTTGATCGATAAAAGAATAGTCTTCAAAATAAATAATTTCATATCCATTATTTTTAAAATATTCTTCAATATCATTCTCTATGTTTAAATTTCTACCCTGTGCTTTTTTTCTAGACACATATATCTTTTTACCATCTATAGATTTATCTTTGGCAAATTGCTTATCTAATATCTTAACTCCTGTATGTATTGTTTTATATTCACTATGATTAGGTATTATTTGAGTCCAGTCCAGCTTTTTACCAAACTCATTTATTGTTGAATAGTATAAGTCTGGGTGCCAGTTTCTTCTAATATCTATGCTTGTTAAATTTACTATTGAAAAACAAACATAGGAATAGTCTGAAGATATAGTTCTGATTTTATTGCTATCTATACATTGATATTTTATATTAAAATAAGATAAGAAATTTTTAATATATTCTAAATTCCAGGGATTGTGATCTTTTTTATCATTATTCATTCCAAAAAACTCATTTGTCTCATCATTTATTTCGTATATGCTTGAATTTAATAAAACTAATATTTCTTTATCTTTTTCATATGCACTCATAATCATTGGAAAATTTTCTAATACATTATGAAAAAATGGGAAATCAATATTTATTAAAATTGTTGATCCAAATATATGATTTTCTGATTTTTTATTAAAATTTAACAAAAATGGAAAATGAAAAACAAAATCTGGTTGATTTTCAAAGCATGGATCATATATTTGATATTTAAAATTAGGATTTTTTAATTTGAGCAAATGATAATTATCGTATTCTTTCCATATTTCTACGACATTATCTTTTTGACTATAATTCATTTTAGTTTATTTAATATTGTTTTCTACAATTGACTGAACATACTCTGAAAAATGTTTTCTTATGCTACCTGGTGGCCTCTTGCCTAGTACATTCCAGATTCTTGTATATTCCATAATATTGGCAAATGTAGTTGGACACACCATGATTCCATTATATTCTTTTAATACAGTTGGTAGTGGAACATGTTTTCCACAACATTTACATTCTTTTGCTTTTTCTTGATATTCACTCATAACGTAGTCATTCTTTCTAAGGATTCTGCTAAATGATCTGGCATCCTTGGTGCTCTGATCATATTTTGTACGAACTCTTCTTCTTGTGGTGGATTAAAATCATTATCAAAACTCATAGACTCATAAGTATGAATTTTAATTTCATTATTTGATTCAAATCTAGTTTTACTAATAGCATTATATATTGATCCACACACAGCATCCGCTAAGTCTTTAGAACCTTTTCTTGGGTGGTCAACCCTGTCTCTCATAATTTTTAATTGTAAAAGTTCATCTATTAATAATGGAATATGTGGTCCCTTTAATCTTTCTTCTAAAACTACCATTGCCATATCATCATAATGTTTTTTAGCGACCGACAGAATCTCTGTATTGATGCCATATTGTTTTAATTGTTGCATCATATCATGAGAGTTCCATCGGTCAAATGTACAAACTTTTATGTTAAATCCCTTTGTTCTTAATGACAATATGTAGTCTCTAACCTCAGTAAAATCTACTGACTTATCAGCGGTTGGTGTCCAAAATCTAACTGCATCTACCTCCACAATAGGTGCTGGTTGTGCATACGTATCTGTTACCTTTACATTAACCCATTTTTGTACATGTGCTAAAGATACGGCACAATGGTCATGTTTTTGTGCTAAGTCTACATGTATAAAATAATGTTTATCTGGGTCTGGGGCAAACCAATTTTCAAATCTTCCAAATTGATCAATTGCTAATGCTGTATTATTAAAAGCTAATTCAATTTTTTCTCTTGATTTAAAAAATGCATCTATG